CGAGACGGCGGAGCTGTTCGACTGGCGGGAGTGGGCCGACGCGGGGACGGTGGCCGCGGGCGGCCCGCGGAGCGAGTTTGCGAGCTGGTACGACAAGCTGGTCGGCACGCCCCCGCCCCCGCCGCCGGTCGCTCCCGTCTGGCCCGATTACATCGAGACCTTCGACGACGGGTGGGGCAACGAGTGGCTGTCGTCCTACGCGGCGGGCGTGGCGACGCCGGGCGCCTGGAAGCCGCCGGGGGTGACCCCGGGCGCGCGGATCGTGGGGCGCCCGCTGACGTTCCCCGTGACGATCCTGGCCAACCGCGCCCGGATGGCGATCTACAGCGAGACGGATGCCACGTGGTACGTGCTCGCGCTGACGCCGGGAACTTACGCCACGCAGGCGCAACTCCACGTGGAGCTCACGGCGCGGCTCGCGGCCTGCGGCATCACGGACGACCTGAACTGGGGATTCGACGGCGATGCGTTGACACTGGGGTGGAACGGCGCGCACCCGGGGTCCGGCGCGGTCCACCTCGGCGCGCCGCGGGGGATTTTCCTGGCCGACCAGGACGCGCGGCCGACGCTGGGGCTGTGGCCGCTGGCGGCCGACCCCGGGGCGGCGCGCGTGGCCGTGCCGGCCGGGTTCTACGCGGGCGATCCGGTGGCAGCATGGGACACCGACGACGCCTACGGCGTGGACCCGTTCTCGCGGCTGGTGTTCGCCGCGGTGCAGGACCCGGCGCTGGGCACTTGGTTCGCGCCGTGCAACGGCGACCTGCCGGCGCTGTTCAATACGTTGGCGCCCGCCATCCCGGACGCCTACGCCGAGGCGTTCGCCTGGTGGACGCCGATCGCGGGGGGCGCCTACGTGGGGTGGCCGCTGGCGACGTTCGACGCGACGATCGCGCCGGAGACGTTCGAGGACTTCGAGGAAGGGTGGTAGAGACATGGCGAGCAGCGATTGGGCGGCCCTAGACAACCAGCTCGTGGCGGGGCAGGTGCAGCAGACGGACACGGCGGGCATCACGCCGCCCAGCGGCGGGGGCACGCACACCTACGTCTACCGCTCGCTGAACGGCACGCTGGTGGGCGCGGCGGGGCGCTACACGACCATCGGCAACTTCTCTCCGACGGCGAGCGGCACCTGGGCGGCCGGGGCCATCAAGCGTCTGGCCGGGTCGCAGAACACGGGCTTCTCGCCGTTCCTGTTCATCCACGCGCCCGGGTACGACGTGAACGACCACGCCTACCTGCTGGGCCTGGAAGACGCCGATCCCTACCGTATCGTGCTGCGCAAGGGCACCATCATCGGCGGCATCCCCGAGGCGACCGACGGGGAGTACCTGCGGCGGTCGTCGGCACAGTACCAGATTAGCGACGACCTCTGGCACCACCTGGCCATCGAGGCGGTGGAGCAGGCCAACGGCGAGATCTACCTAAACTGCTGGGAGAGCGACCTGGTGGCGCACCCCGTGACGGCGCCCTCCTGGGTGGCCATCCCGGGCATGGCGCAGTACATAGACGACGCGGCGGGCTTCAACTCGGGCACGCTGCCCTACTCCGGTGGCGGCTACTGCGGCATGGCCATGGCGCTGTCCGAGGCCATCGGCGTGGCCGCGGCCTTCGACCACATCCAGTTCCGGCGGCAGGTGTAGCGGATGTCCACGGCGCCGCAGCTGCCCCCCGTCGCGCCGGCCGCCACGGCCCTGGTGCGCGCGGACGGTACGTGGTTCGACGCGGGGCCGGGGGTCCTGAGCGGCTACCTGGGGGCGGCGGGCTACGACCTGGGGCTGACGGACAGCCGGGACCGCACGACGCTCTACCCGGGCGACTACGTGGAGGTGCGGCAGGACGTCGACCTTACGGGGTACGACCTCGCGTCCCTGGTGGCCGCCGTGACGGGCCTGGTGGTGCCAATGGGGTTGGAGCAGCCCGGGTACCTGTCCGACGCGGATACGCTGCTGCACTACCGCATGGACGAGGTGTCGGTGGGCGCGCGGGACGAGGTCGCCTGGCAGCACGATCTGCGACCGGACGGCGGCCCCGTGGGCATGGCGGTGCCGACCTACAACGCGGGGTACGGCCTGGCGCGCACCTGGGGCGCGGGGGCGGGGTCCCTGGCGGGGGTGGCCGACCCGGCCGTGATCCCGGCGGGCGGGCTGGCGGCGTACACCGTGGACTGGTGGCAGGCGTTCGACGTGGACGCCATCGCCACGAGCAACGGCGTGTCCCCTGTGATCTTCCAACTGCGGTCAGTGACGGCGGGAGGCCTGCGGATGCGCTGGCTGGGCACCGGCGGCATGGGCGCGCACTCCTGGCAACTCCAGGTGGAGCACTGGGCGGGCGGCGTGCGGAGCGCACAGGCGGCGGCGGCGACGCTGCGCGCGGCCAACCTGGGGAACGAGTTCTTCTCCGTATCCTTCGACGACGTCGCGCTCACAGCGCGCGTGTACCGCAACGGGGCGCTGCTCGCGACCACGGCCCCGCTGGCGCACGCGCCCGGGGCTACGCTCGCGGCGGCGCGCCTCCAGGTGGGCGACCCGCTCTACCGCGGCATGATCGACGACCTGCGGCTGTCGGAGGTTGACCGCGGGCTGGCCGGGCACCAGGCGGCGTACGCCACGCGCCTGAACGCGCCGGCCGCCTACGCCGTGCGCTGGCTGCTGGAGGTCCGCATCGACGGGGAGGTCTACGCCACCTGCGAGGTCACGCCGGACGCCGTGGCGCGGCCGACCTACCTCAACGCGCCGGTGTTCCACGTGCCGGGCGTGCACACGGTGTCCTGCCGGTTGGCACTGGGGGCGGCATGAGCGTCCACGCGCCGATCCCGCTGGCTACGCTGGAGGGCATCTCCTCCGAGGTCGTGACCTTCCCGCTGGTGCTGGTCAACGCCAACCCCGGGGAGGGCGCGACGGAGGTGGCGACGGCGCTCCGGCCGACGTTCCGGATCGCGCACATCCACGCCGACCCGACGGTGGCCCCGGCGCCCTACTTCACGCTGACCGTGGAGGTGGACCTGGGGGCGGGCTACGCCCCGGCCTACACCACGGGGGGCGGCTTCGTCGCCCCGTGGAACGGCGCGGCGAGCGCGGTGGCCTACCACACGCCGACGTCTCCGTACGTGTTCGCCGAGGTCGTGCTGGACTACGCGCCGGGCGCGCTGCCGCACGACACGACGATCTCGGTGCGCATCACGGGCACGGCGACGCTCATCGGGTGGGGCCACTTCTCCTGGGGGCACATGCCCTGGGGCCACGTCACGGGCACGTCCACGGCGCTGGTGGTGGAGTACGACTTCGCCACGGCGGACGAGACCGCGCCGCGCCTGCTGAGCGCCGTGGCCACGGACCGCGAGACGGTGCGAGTGACGTTCGACGACGCCATGCGCCTGGTCACGCCGGACGGTCGCGCGCAGCTGACCACGGGGACCGCCGAGGGCGCCTGGGGCGCGCTGCCGGTGCCGGGAACGCTGACCGTGGCGGTGGACGGCGCGGCGACGGTCACGGCGTCCGTGCTGGCGGACATGCTGTCCACGGTCTACCCGCCCACGGCGCTGGACCTGGCGCGCATCCTTCCCGCGCTAATTGCCGGGCTGACGGCGGAGGCCGACGTCGCTGGCACGCTGACGATCCACACGGCGCTGGCCGGGGATACCGCGAGCTTGCAGGTGACCGGCGGCACGTGGAACGCCACGCTGCTGTTCCCCACGGCGCTGGTCACGGGCAACGACACGGCGGCTGCGGACGCCAGCAATTACACGTTCCTGCGGAACAACGTCTACCCGGCCGTGGCCGTGCACCTCACGCCGACAAGTGCGGCCGTCGTCGCGGGTAGCGGCGACACGCAGTTCGACCTGACCGTGCAGTGGCCGATGACGCCCAGTGCGCCCTACGCCGTGGCCGTCGCCGGGGACGTCACGGACAGCGCGGGCAACCCCGTGGACCCGAGTTACCTCACGGCGGCGTTTGCGGGGTTCCTGCCCGCGCGCCCGGCCGGCCGCGTGACGCGCTTCCCCATCCCGGAGCGAGCCTACGAGGTAGACGACACAGGGGAGCTGCGGGCGTTCGTCAACGCCCTGGAGGAGGTTTGGAATCTCCAGTTGGACGATATCGACGCCCTGGTGGACGTCTGGGATCCGGACCGCGCGGACACCGCGCGCCTCGCGCTGCACCTCACCGACCAGGGCGACCCGTTCGCCACCTGGGCCGGGCTGGACCTCACGGAGGCGCAGCGGCGGCGCCTGCTGCGGGCGCTCCCGACGCTATACCAGTTCCGCGGCACGGACGTCGGCATCGAGGCGGCCATCCGCACGCTGCTGGAGATTGAGTGCGACGTGCAGAGCACCATGCTGGAGGTGTGGACGCTCGGCGTGTCGCTTCTGGGCGACTACTACCCGGCGCAGGTGGTCGCGGCGAACCCGGAGACCTACAACCTCGGCGGCGGCCCCACGGACCTCTGGGTGGTCGTCGACGACGGGCACGCCGTGCTGGCGGCATCGCCGGGCGGCGGGACGTTCACGCTGGCGGGCCTCCTGGCGGCGGAGTTCACGGCCGGATACCAGTGGCGGGTCTACGGGTCCACGGCCAATGACGGGATGTACACGACCGTGGGGGCCGTCGAGACGGGGGATGAGACCGTGGTCACCGTGGTCGAGGCCATCCCGAGCGCCATCGGCGACGGCACGGCGATCCAGGCCATGCAGTTCTCGGCGGTGCCGGGCGTCGACTTCGTCAACCCGGCGGCGGCCACGGCGGATGAGGTGGCGATCGCGATCGCCGCGCAGATCTACGGCGGCGCGGCGGCGGCCCTGAACCCGGGCGGCGGTACCACGGTAGCCGTAGCGTCCAGCAACCCGGGCGGGACGATCCAGGTGGTCGGCGGATCGGCCAACGTCGCGCTGGCGTTCGACACGGCGCGGATCTCGGCCACGGGCGGTTGCGTGCTGGGGCCGGGCACGGCGCGCCTGCGGAAGACGTTCGATCTTGTGGTATCATCGCTGCCGACGGCGGCGGACCAGGCGCTCATGCGCCGGATCGCGAACTGGGCGAAGCCGGTCAACACCCACTTGGGGCGCATCCGGACCGCCTACGTGGTGGCGGACGACGGCATCTGGCGGCTAGGGCGCAGCCGTCTCGGCGCGGACACCGTGCTGGGATAGGAGGAGACGATGGATCGGCTGAACTTCTACTACTTGCAGCGCGTACTGGAGTCCGAGATGGACCTCACGCAGGCCAACGCTCTCGCCGCGCTCAAGCGCGCCCG